TTAGATGCAGCGCCTCTTATTGGTTGACCGTTTCTGTTTACTGTTACTTTGTTAGTAGCGAAACCTCCACTTGGAGATACATCCATAATACTAACTTCATCGCCCATAGTAGGTGATGCTGGAAGTGTAATTGTAACTTCAGCTGCTTGTGTATCTATTAATAAATTATCACCGGCTACTGCAGTATACGCAGTAATAGAACTAGATGTAATTGCAAAATTACCTTTTTGTAAAATATCTAATCTTGCATCTGTTCCATTGGAATGAATTAACATTGTTGATCCAACAGGAACAGCTATAGGATTTGATGATCCAGCTGTTTTAATACTTAATGTATATTTGTTTGCTGTGGTTCTATCTGTTGCATCTTGAATTACATATAATCTTGTTGCTGTGCCGCCTGTTGTCGATGCAGGAATAATTAAACTATTATTACCAGCCATAGTGCCAGTAAGTTTTAAATAAATATTTTTACCATTTGATGTAGCTCCATCAGATAAAAGTAATGTAACATCGGATCCAGATGTCATTGGAACATCTACCACTCCTGATGTTGATTGTTGTAATACTTGTAAATTAGTATTTGTAATTGTGCCCCATAGACCAGCTTTTTCACCGGTTGCGACTAACTCTAATGCTAAATCTGTTGAAAATGTTGATGCCATATATTATCCATAAGGTTTAATTGGTGTCCAAACCATTGTTGCTCCTGGTACAATTTCGTTCCAAGTAATAATACCCACTTCGCCTGTTCCTAATGTCATAGCCGTAGCAGGTGCTTCTATGCTCGCAGTTCCAACAATAGTAACAGATCCACTACTTATAATCAAGTTGTTTCCAGAGGCCGTAACATTAGCATCCGCACTGACTGTAACGGTCCCCGTTCCTAAAGTTAATGGGTTTTTAGATGCTTCAAGATTGGCTGTACCAACTATTGTTACTGTTCCAGTGCCGAGTGTTAATTGATTACCACTTATATTCTCTGTGACTGAGTCGGCTGTAATATTAGGATTACCTACGTTAGCTATTAAATTATTACCTGTAACTGTAATAGTTACTACGTTGTCCGCATTTACTTGCGAAATGGGAAATTGTGATATTGCGTCAAATCCTAAATTCATAAATGTCCTTAAAAGGAGACTGTGTGGTATGTGGTGGTGACACAGTCTCCATCTAAGAATTATATCATCGTTTGAACCAGTTAGGAAGACCTAAATGTGGACGCCTGTCGAACATATTATCCTTCGCTCCTGGTGTTTTACGATTGTTATAATGCAGAAAAACTTGTACGCATTCTTTGCCTTTGAATTTTTCTCTCCAATGTTCCAACTCACAGCCAGAATAAACCAGCATATCTCCTGGTTTTAAATCTACTTTAACACCTTTCATTCCCTCTTTTCCGGAAGGTTCTAAATATATCGGCCAATCATCACCCCCAAGATTCATAGTCGTAGAAATCTCGCAGCTAAATCTATCTTTGTGTCTTTTAAGTTCATCACCTTTTTTATATATTCTTGCATAAGTATATGCAGGATACAATTTTAATCCTGTTGCTTTTTCCATAGCTGGTTGACATTTTAATAATAAAGTCTCCATAGCTATATTAGAATACTGACTATAAGTATTGGGTATTTGTCCATCTGGTTCTTCATAATATCCAATAATATTTTCAAAAGGTGAAAAGTATCTTGCAACTTTACAAGTATCATAAACTTGTTTTTGCATACAAAAATAATTTGCAACAAAAGCAGCTAGTTCTTTTGATATTGCTTGTTTGATTACTGTATATTTTTTCTTTTTAAACATCTTTTGCCATTTCTTTTGGAACAGCTTGTATGTTCCAATGTATAAATCTAAAAGGTTCTTTACCATGATCAACAGAAAACTCATGTTCTAAATAACCTGGAAATATAATTAAAGTTCCAGGTTTAGGTCGTATATGAAATTGGTCATGACCTGACCACACCCCTTTTAAGTCTGATCTCATTTTTAACTTTGTAGCTCTTGCACCAGTCTTTGGTTCGTGAAATACAGGATAAGAAGTTTTATCACTACACTTTAAAAAATAAAAACCCGATACGTGTTGATTCCAATGTATATGGGCTGAATGATGTCCGCCGCCTTTTTTAGCAAACTCTTGTACCCACAATTCAGAAAACATAGTTGTGTATTGTGACATGTCATAACCTTGATGATCTAAATAATCCCAAGATTTTTGACCAACATAATTTCTAAAATCTAAAAAATCATTATCTAATGTTAATGGTGTAGAGTGATATGATCTTCCAAAATCACCATAGTTTTTAATATATTCTTTTTCTCTTTTACGAGCATCACTAATATATTTGTTGCTTGCTTTGTTTAACGATTTAACAAACTCTGGTTTGGCTTCATTCCAAATTGTTGTGCTAAAATAATTATTTATAAACATTATTTAAAAGGCCCTCCTAAATGCCAGACAACAAGACTATATCTTGTGCCTGATGTTACTGGTTTAACTCTATGCCATACAAAACTAGGAAATACAATAATAGATCCTTTTGGTAATATTTCTTTGCATTGTATTCTATGTTTTGATTCGTCTCGCATATGTGGATCATAGTTTCTAAAATCAAATTCTAATTCACCACCTTTATATTCCGAACCATCGGTTAATTGACAAGTCATAGATAGTTTTCTAATTTTACCATGTTCTGGATGATTAGGATCTTTTCTGTCATAAGGTCTATCCCAACTATCACAATGCCAATCATAATATTGATTTAATTTATATTTTGTAAATTGACAATTTTCTGATCTTTCCCAATCAAAATTCCAACCGGCCATTTGATTTGCTTTATGAACATACGGATGTATTTCTTTATATATCCAAGCTTCATTAAGCCATACTAAATCAGAATTTCTTTTTCTTTTTAAATCTAATACTTCTTGTTTGTTTAATTTTCTATCTCCAAAACCACCCGTAACAGCCATTGATTCTTTCTGCTGCAGCGCATATTCTATTACATCATCACAAAATTTTGGTGTTAACACGCCGCTAAAATACCAGTAATAGTTAGTTAGATTCATGAGTATACCAACAAGGTAAAGTGTACCTTATTCCTTTTGTAATTTTGTTTACTTTATGAATAATTTTGTCTCCTTTAAAAGAAATTAATTTTCCCTTTTTAGGATTAATTACCTCATTTGCTACAACTGTCTCTCCTCCAATGTAATTATTATTTAAGTAAATAATACTGGTGTAGGGATGGTAATTTAAATCTACATGTTCTTTTTGATCTGAACCAGTAAACCATTTTACTAATTCAAAGTAATTTATTTTGTATTTTTTATTATGTGTTTTAATAAAATTATTTAATAGATTATTTATTTTTTTAAATAAAGAAGTGTTTTGCATATCATATATCAATAATACTTCAGTATCATAATGTTTTTTTGAAAACTTATTATTTAAATTAAAATTATTTTTGTGAAAATTAATTAATGAATCACACTCTTTTTCCGAAATAAAATTTTCTTTTTTAAATATATTCATACAATAGAGTGTGCACGCAGCTTAAACTATTTTTTTGATTATTGGTTATGTAATACATATTAGTTGATGGAAACATAATAAACATATTGTCTTTAAGTGGAATATCCCAAGATCTACCTTTACGTCTGTTATCTTCATAATGTATTCGAACCATGCAGTCTTTAACTTTAACACCATATAATAATGTAAAGTCTGGTGAGTTTTTAAGATCTACTGGATCTACATTTATATACGGTTGTGATGTTTCTCCGGGTTTATAAACATTGCCCCACATGTCTTTGTTTACTAAGCTAATATTATATTCAAGATATATGTGTTCACGTAAATAGGTATTTAACATATCCCAATTTCGTGAAAACGGAAAATTTTTGTTTTGAATTACTGATTGTATAGTGTCTGATTGTAATTTATTTCGATCAATGTCCCAATTTTTAGGCATTGTTACATCGCCGTAATATAATGCTTGTTCGCTTAATACTTTCTTCTGCATACCACCACCAGATATAAATTATGCCATTCCGTCTGTCAAGTCCCAAGACTGGCCTGATTCATTCCAATCATATCTCCAAAAATGTGTGCCAGCACCATTTTGTGATTGTTGTTCTGCAGTTAATGCAGGAGCAGCACCTATTGGTGATTGCCATTGTGCAGTCGTAATATCTTTTACCCAAGAAGGATATGGTTTTTTACCCCAAAAAATTTGATTATCTTCGTCCCATTCATAACCTATACCTGCATAGTTTCCTCTAAAAGCAGTTCCACCTAATTTATGTTGATTAGCGTGGGTATTATAAGATGTCTGAATCCACATTTGTGCAGGCCAGTTGTTATGTCTTTCTAACCACTGTTGCCCTACTGTTTCATCTTCCACACCATCAGCGTTTAACATCTTATCATTGTCCATTGTAAGAACAGCAATAACTTTTCCGTTAACCCCTAGTTTTGCAAAATGTGCCATAATGTTTCTCCTTATATATTAATTTTAATTGTTCATCAAGCTTGGAATTTATATCTTATTATAACAATTCCCGATCCACCATTACCATTTGTATATGGTGAAGAATATGCTCCGTGTTTGCTACCTGCACCACCACCAGTATTTGTTGTGCCTGGAGTTACAGTTCCACCAGGGTCTGCACCATTTCCGCCACCACCAGCGCCGCCTGGTCCTCCACCACCATATCCTGGGTTAGCGTTTCCACCGCCACCACCTGAAAAGTATCTTCCTGGAGATGGACCTGTTGTTCCTGTTGAAGGAGCTGCTGGACTGCTTCCTAAAATAGCAGTGTTCATTCCTACACCACCTGTTCCACCTACGTTACAATTAGCATTGCCACCTACGGCACCTGCACCACCTCCACCGCCTCCTCCGTGAGAAGCCGAATTTGGATAACCTGTTCCACCTGTATTACCTTGAGGAGGACTTACTGGAGGAGTGTTTCCTGATGCACCAGCTTGACCCCATCCTCCACCACCACCAGAACCTCCGGTGTTAGCGACTTTAGGACCATCTGATCCTCCACCGCCCCCACCTGCAGATGTTATTGATGAAAAAGTTGAATTAACTCCATTTGTTCCTGCAGTTGGAGTAGAAGTACTACCTGCTCCGCCTCCACCTACTGTAATTGGATAACCTTGTACTGACACAGGTAAAGCACTAGCTGCTGCTAATGGTGAATCAAAAGAGATTCTAAAACCTCCTGCGCCTCCACCACCACCTTGGGCACCACCTCCGCCACCACCAGCTACCACCAAATAATCTACTGTTTCATTTGCTGAACATCCTACTTGTGATACACAAAAAGTTCCTGGACCTGTAAAGACATGTATTTTTTGATTACCACAAGTAACCACTGAATTACCACCAGTTGCAGTTACAAAAGTAGATTGTACATCAGCTAAACTTCCAGTAAAAACAACTCTCCATCCTTCAGTTGCATCTACATAAATTAATTGTGTTGCAGTGTTGTTTTTAGATAAATCTAAATCAGAAGCTGTC